ATGATTTCTCGGCGGGTTGCTGTCCCTGGATGATGCCCGCCGCCGTTAAATGGGTGCCCGTTTCGCGTATCTCTTCGGCTATGGATTCGGCTATTTTCCGATCCTGTATAGCGCCTAGATCCACGCTCACCAATACGCCCTTACCGTCGCGGCGCAGGTAGCGCATACGCCCATCACGGGGCGCGTAGCTGTTCTTTGTAATGAACGTCTGGCAGTAATGCACCGCTTCCTCGGCGGGAATTCCTTTGTCTTTCGCGTCATTTTCGTCTAGTGTCCGCATTGAAATACCCCACCGCGAGGCGTTTCCCAGACTCGAAGCGCCGCGCGCGTTGTCCTGGGAATGCTCCCCGCTGCGGTTGCCCTGTTTATTAGTATGATGCAGTACCAGGACGGCACCGCCCGACGCCTCTGCAAGCTCGATCAGCATACGCGCCGCGATCTGCATCCCTGCATTACTGTTCTCGTCTTCCAGGCCCGCCCATGAAATCAGCGGATCCACTATGATCAGTTTATATTGGTTTGTGTTGGTTTTCGTCTGTAATTCGCGGTATGCGGTTGTTAGTGTCATCGTTCCCGTAATGGGACACGGGGCAAGTAACGGCTTACTACGTCCCGCTATCGTGGCTAAGCGCCCGTCCTGGAGACACTCCCGCGCCTCGCGCCACGGTACGCCTAGCCCTGCGGCGATGTCCCGAAGGCGACGACTAACGATCTGTCTATCGTCCTCCCCGAAGGCACAAAGCACCTTGCCCGCGCCGTCCGGTGTGAATCCCTCGACTAACTTACGCCCTAGCGCCACGGATAACGCGATTTCCAGCGACAGAAACGACTTGCCCGTGCCGCCCGCCGCCGCCATAACGCCGAGGGTGCCAAGTTTTAGCCCCTCCTCGAAGACGTTAATAATCGGCATATCGATCACTTCGTCTACGTCTTGCCATGTGTCCAGGGGTAGCTCTTCGTCTGTATCTACGATCTCGCCCGTCAAGGGGTCTACACGCCCCGCTGTGCCCTCTTCGTCGCTGGATGGGGTGTCTATACGCCTCGACGGTTCGGGGCGCTCACGGGGCGCTGTAGTGCCTATTCGGTGTCCTGATCGGATGGTGCCGTGTATCTCGCCGTCATTACATCCCGCCGCCTGTGCTGCCGGTGTAAGATGCTCGGTTATCTGCTCGAGGGAGACACCGAGGCCCGCGAGACTGTACGCTTCACGGTTTAGGGTGTCGTTCCTGGTGCCTTCGGGTGCCGTCGCAACGGCGTCCACCGCCCGACGTAGTGCGCCCGCAATATATGGATCGCTTACGTTCGCCACGCTCCCAGAGGGGAGTGTAGCCCGTGGGGCGGTTTTCACCGGTTCTGTTAATGCGCCGAGGATCCAGTCTGGCACAGGGGCATAGGGCAGATCGTCGGGTTCCTCGAAATCCACCCAGTTATACCGCTCGCCGGTATGGTGTACGCTGCCGGGTGCGACCACATAGCCGCCCGTGTAGCGTATATCGATCTCGGTTTCGCCGATCCGCACCTTGTTGGGGGCGTCAAGCTCGATCCCCTCCGGTACGCGGTAATAGCGGTGTTCCCCTTTGGCGGTTCTAACGGTAGGCGTCGGAGGTAGGTCTAGATCGGGCGGTACTTCGCCGTCTACGTCTACGACCATGATCCGCTTGTCGCCGCCACAGAGTATACCGAGGTTTCCGCCCTCCGCATACCACGCCCGCGCCTCGTCGTAGTCAAGCCCGATCCAATCGCTCGCGGTGCCGTCCTTCAACCGGTGCGACGTTCGGCGGGCCGCGTCATCCCCTCGCCTGGAGAATGGGCGCTTACCACTCCCAGGATCGCCACGGCGGGCGGGTTGTAGCTTTAGTAGCTCGAAGCCCTGCGCCTCGGCTATGCTGATCGGGTCGCTCATATCTCGATCACCTTCCGTTTGTTTTTGGGATCTGTTGCGGGTTGCCCGAAGCGGCGTAGCGCCCGGTAGTAGAGATTCGCGCGCCACCTGGGCGTGCCGTCTTCAATGCACAGGTCACGGAAGACTTGATCCGCCGCGTCTTTCGCGGTTGCCGGTAGTAGCTCTTCCCTAATCAACTGGTAGATCGCGTCGTGTACCAGTGACGCCCGCATGGTGCGCCGGGTGTCTCTGACTGGCCCGCTCGCGCCGTTCCACGCGTAACCCTCACATATAGAGATCTTACTGGCGCTCAGAAATACGTAGCCGTTCGCGCTTAAGTCCGTACCGCGTTGGACGCCCACGCACGGCGCGATGTATGGCGCGGCGAGTTGATACTTGTAGCCGGTGCGGTACTTCATCCGGTTAGCCTCGCAATCTGGGCGTTTATCGCTAACGCGGCGTCTTCGCCCTCGCGCACTATGACGGCGATCCCGCCTGCCGCCTGGACGTTGCGCGCCCATATGGTTTGCTCGCGGGTTATGGGCGTCCGTGCCCCTTTGATTTCGACGGACGTGAACACGGCAAGATCACCGATCATGGTCCAGCCGATGAAATCGCCCGATCCCTCGTTTAGCCCGTAGCGAATGAAGCGCCCGCGATCCGTGCGACACGCCCCGACGTTATTACGGAAGAGGGTGCAACGGTCTGCAAGCGCGAGGCGGACGATATTGGTGTAGGTTGCTTCGCTCATGCGCCCCCCTCGCTTGGTTTGTGTACTTCATCCCAGATTTGCTTTATTACACATTGGGGCAAAACTCTCATCGCTGCATCTATGAAGTTGTTCTCATATTTTATTCGATTTGCTTCGCGCTCTTTCTTTCCCAATTCGCTGGATTTGCGATGTAGGCTTTCCCTTATTGCTTGTATTTTTTCGCGGTTAGCCATTGATTGTGTAAACCACTCAAAAGGTGCGTATTTACCTGTTTCGTGCCTTTGTTTTTTTGCTTTACTTAGCTGCTTCTTTATTCTGCGGGTCAACTCATCGCACCGCGAGATCAATTCTGTACATCCTTCGCGGTCTGTTATTTCTTCAATGTTGATTTGTGTAAGATCTCCGATCAGCTTATCCCCAAGTAGTTTATTTGTCTTCATTCCTGTACGCTTCCGAAGAGTAAGGCCCACGCGTAGCGGTCCGCGTCGGGCCGTGCTAATCCGCCGTCGAACTCCATGATCGCGGCGCGTTCCGTCCATGTGTCGTGATCGTCCTGTGTCATGCCTTAAACTCCACGCCGCAGGCCCGAAGCACCGCGCGCACTCCGTCGCGGTGCGATCCTGGTATCCACGCAGACATATATACTCTGTACGCCTCGTCTAGCATCGCGTCGGTGCCCTCGATCTTAACGGTGCGCCCCTTGAAGACTTCGCGCAATAGCGACACGTCGGGATCGTCCTTCACTTCCTGCACCACGACGCCGAGTAGGTCCAAGATCGCCCGTGCCTGCGCGCGGTCTGCGTCGCGTTCTGATTCGCTTACGTCTTCCCAGCGCGCTCCTACGTCTGAACTTTCCCACGCCTCGAATCCTGCGCGGGCTAGCTGCTCGAACTGATCGGGGGTTATCGTAAAAGTCATCATGCTGTTATGTCCTCCTGTAGCGCCCTCGCGCTTTGTGGATTTGGTGCGCCCATCCAGGGGCGTAGCCTCGCGCCTTACCTAGCGCGATCAGGTCCGTCAATGTCCGTGCTTGTTTTTGCTCTCGCCTGCGTATCTCCCTCCGTTGTTGCGCTGCTACCTTGTCAACGTCGATCCGCTCTAACTCGCCCTGTACCGTCTGAACTTCGCGGGCGTCGCTGGTATATTCATGTCCACAATTCGGGCAGCGTGGCGCGACGGGGTGAACATAGAAGCACTCGCCGCACGTCGTGATCGGCATGGGCGTTTCGCCCGCCTTACGCTTGGAACCTTCTAGCGTCCACTCCTGCGGCGATGTCGGTACGCCGTGGCGCTTGCAGTTCCCTGCATGATCTAGGATCGTCGCGTGTGGCTTCCCTGGTGCAGTGCGAAGAACGCGCCCCATCTGCTGGAGTGCGAGCGCCTTGCTTTGCGTGGGCCGTAGCATAATCCCGCAGGATACAACTGGAACATCTACGCCCTCGCTAATTAGCTCGCATGACGTTAGTACGTCCAGGCGTCCCGCGCCGAGGTCCGTGATCATCGCCGCGCGCTCCTCATCGGTGTGCCGTCCGTGGATTGCTGCGGCGTTGTATCCCACCCCCTTGAATTGCTCGGCAACGTGATCGGCGTGGCGAACGGAGACACAGAACGCTATCGCCGGTTGCCGGTTGCAGTGTTGGCGGTAGTGGTCTATCGCGTTCCCGGTTATCTGTGGCGTATCGCAAGCCTCGGTTAACGCCCCCTTAGCAAAATCGCCGCGCTCGGATTTAACGCCCTTTACGTCGATCTGGCATGGTGCGAAAACATGGGCGGGCGAGAGATACCCCACCGCCGTCAACTCTGCGGTAGTCGGTCCCTCGATCAATGTCTGGAATCCTGCCGTGTGTAACCCTGTGCCGTCCGTCCTGCACGGTGTAGCGGTTACACCTAGCACGCGCGCGGTGGGGTACGCCTCGACAATCTGCGCGTAGCTCGCCGCTGTGCAATGGTGCGCCTCGTCGAAGATTAGAAGATCTGGCTTGTACTGCTCGGTGCGGTTCGCGAGGGTGCCCACGCTCGCGATCTGTAGGCGTTGCGTCGGGTCGGGCTTCGTGCCCGCGCGTATGATGCCGTGCGGGGTACCGTCGAGCGCCGCCGATGTTTGGCGGATCAATTGGTGGCGGTGCATAATCATGATCACGGTTTTACCGAGTGCCGCCGCGCTCCTGGCTATGGAGCAAAATATCACCGTTTTACCGCCGCCCGTGGGGAGTACTGCTAACACTGATTTATGGCCCGCTGCGTATTCGGCGCGGGTGCCTTCGATCAATGCCGTCTGGTAATCGCGTAGGATCACCCGTATACCGTCCACACGCCGTTCGGGTAGGTGGACGCCGCGCGGTGCAGGAGTACAAGGGCGTGTCGCGCGTTGCCCTCGGTAGGCTTGTTGCCGTCGTCGGTTTCGTTGGTGCCGAGGGCGTTGATCGTGGCGTCCAGGGCCGCGAGGGTTGCGAGTCCGGTTTCGCCGTGCAAGGAGCGCAGCCCGTCACCCAGCCGCCCTTCGCCGAGGTAGTGCCGCTCGAATTGCTTGGGGATAAACGCGCCCATTGGCGGCGCTTCGGGGTCGTCGTCGCTGATCTTGATGCTGTATTCATTCATTGGCGTTAGTCTCCATCTGTTGGCGTAGGGTTGCGAAACAAGCGCAGCACAGGTACGTATAGTGATCCCGCTCGTAGATGCCGTGTGTCGCGGGGTTATCGTCATTGGCGCATTTCATACCGTCACCCCCTGGCGCGAGTACTCGCGGAAACGGTCCAGGAACGCCCCGCCCGCTTCGGCGGGTTCCATCGTGTGCCCGAAGTACCCCGCGCCCCTTATGTAGCGGCGTTCCTCTTCCAGGCGCGCGATCTTGTCCGCTTCGTGTACCTCGCTGGGGATCCACTTGTAGCCGACGTGCAGGCGGGCGAAGATAACCGCTAGTAGCCGGTTTTCCGCCGCGGCGTAGCTCTCCGTCGTGACGCCTTCGGAGTCTGCCCGCCTGAACTGCATACACTGTTTGATAGGCGTAGGTATGTCGCCTAGATACGCCTCGGCGGCGTCGTGTAAGAGCGCGCAGAGTCTCAGGTTAGGGCTAACCCGCTCGGCGACGCGGATCGAATGCTCGGCGACGCTGTAGAATGTCGAAGTAGCCCCGCCGAATCTGCACGTATTGGCTAGGGCGTGGGCTATGTCTTCGATCACTATGTCGGATTCGCGGGCGTTGAACGGGTCGATCACGCCGGTACGGGTATGGATCTTTGTAGAATTTGATGCTATCATGTGCTTATGTCCTCCATGTGCCGCCCCCATCATGGCTTTGCAGAGCCGGGGGCGGCGTGTGGTTTTCTTGTTTCTACCCTAGAACGGAATGTCCTCCTGGGGGGCGGGTGCCGCTGCGGGTGCCGTTCGCGCTGCGGGTGCCTGCGCTGCGTCATCCTTCCAGGCGAGAGGCGCGACGCGTTGCGCGTTGATCTGGAGTTTGCTACGCTTCGCGCCGGTTGTCTTATCCTCCCAGCTATCCGATTTCAGCGCGCCTTCGATTAACACGGGATCCCCTTTGCTCAGGTTTTCGCCGCACCACTCGCCGGATTTATCCCAGACGGTTACATCGACGAAGGTTGTGTCCTCTACTTTCTCGCCCTGTGCGTTCTTGTAGTGCCGCGAGTTAGCGACCGAGAGATCACATACCGCCTTCCCGCTGGTGATATAGCGCACCACGGGGTTGCGGGTGAGTCGCCCCGCGATGATTGCCTTGTTAAGATCCGGTAGTCGTAGATCTGCCATGTGTTGTATTCTCCTAAGTTAAACCGAGCCACCGGGCCACCCAACGCAGGTAGCCTTAAATCGCCCATCTGATTCGTATATGGTGTAACCGAGAGCGCACGCCGCGCCTATGCTTATCTGGCGGCGCGGTTCGTACTCTATGCAGTCGTGGTTAACTGCGAAGTTGCGCGCCGAAATGTCGGGGCGCGGGTATAGCGTGTCGCGCTCTAGTTCCCTCGCCTCGTCTGCGGCGTCCTGGAGTTTGTCATACGTCGCGCGCCGCTTCTCCTCGCCGGGTTTGCATCGCCCTTCATACCACGCGGCGTAGGCGGCGGTTGCGGCGTCGTTTAGTTCGTGATAACCGCTCACGCTGTGATCTCCTTCAACCGTGCCCAGATTTGGGAGTGCATAAGTACCCCGAAGTCTTTGGCCCCGTGGGCGGCGCAGAGATCGCGCGCCTCGATGCCGGGTTGCAATCCCCGCGAGGTGCATATTTCCGCCCATAGGGTTTTCATAGTGGCGTTATCGGCGGGCGGCGTGGCGGGTAGTTCGGGTAGTTCGGCGGGCGGCGGGGTAATCCTGCCTGCGGGTGCGGGTTTGTCGCCTAGCCAATCGCGCAGGAGTGCCGCTACTTCATCCCCTGGACGTTGGAACGCCTTACCGGCTAACGCAGGGCACCGCGATTTTGTGACAAGCATAGTGGCGGCGTCCATGTCCGCCACTACGTCAAACTCGTATTCCATCCCATCACGTTGAACTGGTGCCATGCCCACCTTACGCGGCGTCGATTTTCCGCGCTCGTTTTTCTCTACCACGTACTCGGTTTTGCTCCGCATTGTGGCTATAATGTCAATGGGCGCTTGTAGTATCGCGTCGATCAGGCGGTTCTGTTGCGGCGTCACGTCGCGCCATGCGGCGTATGAATTTCCCTTCGCCCGCGCGCTAGCGTTGTCTACCTGCTCTAACATCCCCCCTGTGCCGTTCCACGCGTGGGATAGGGAGTCGATCACAAGGCACGTATAGCCCGCCTGCGCCGCTGCTGCGATTGCGCGGGTATAGTTCTCCGCCTCGTAGCTTTGAAGCTCGATCACGTCGAACTCGAAGAGATCAGCGTATTTAGACGCGCTCCCCCGTTCCGTGTCTACGACGGCGATCCGTGCGTCGGGGCGTATAAGGCCCGCGAGTTGTAGGGCGGTGTATGTCTTACCGCTACCAGACACGCCGCAGAGTGCCGCGCGCAGGAACGATCCCGCCTTGGTTGCTTTCCTGAATTCCATTAGCTTGTGTCCTCCGTTGTGGTTGTGCGCCTTGCAGGGCGCGGGGTTATTGTTGGTGTCTCATATACTCGTCGAGGGCCGCCTGTGCGGTTTTGTGTGCATCGTCGATACTGCGGGTGCGTAGGGCGTCGCGTACCTCGGATAACAGGTACTTCGGGCGGCGGTGCGTCTCGAACCTGTAGCCCCGAAATCTGCCCCTGTGCGCCATCGTGGCGAGCGCGCGCCGTCCTATACCTAATGCGCGGGCGCAATACGTTAAACTAACAAAAGGTTCCATATTCGCGCTTTTCCCCTTGTGAATAGTGCTTATGGTGCGTTGCTTGGCTTACGTGTCGCGTTAGCGACACCTACAATACACATATACCAATTCATTGTCAAGCAAAACAGTGCTTTATAAATTATTTAGTTGCTAATCATCAAAATACGGGTTATTATTTGTGCATGATAGACACAAAACTTATCGAAGCAATCAAGGCCCATGTAGGGCGCGAGGGGCACGGCGCGATCAAATCCTTAGCTGAGGCGGCGGGCGTGACGGCGGAAACGGTGCGAAACGTCAAGGCGGGGCGCGCGGCAAACTCAAACACGTTAGAAGCAATACGAACCGCGTTGCCTGATCCTATCCAGGAGCCGTTATCGTTGGACGGTGCGTTCGGTATCATCGCCGACGAAATGCGAGTGCTTGTTGCCGCTATTGATTCGCCTGATCTCGCGCCCGATCAGAAGGTGCGCCGCCTGCAATCGTTCATTGTGAACGCCTACCGCGATATGATCGATCCCGAATAGACGATTAAGCAACCGCCACGCATTACACATATAATATTCCCTCACACATAATATACTCTGCGTTTCCAAAGCCAAATTAGCGTATACCAAAGTTAGGCAAAACACAAGGGGCGATTATGGATACTCAGGAATTGCACGAAGCCAAAGCACTACGGCGCGCCGTCAATCGCCAAACTAATCAGCAGTCTTGCTGTTGTCTGGTTGTGTCGGTTATCCTCGCTTTTATCCTGCTGTATCCGATCTTTAGCGGGTTTCTGTTGGTGCTGGTGTAGTGTCTGCGCTCCGGCAAAAAACCGACGGTCGCTACTATATAGATTACCGGTTGAACGGTAAACGGCACCGCGAAACGATCACCCATAACGGGCGCGCAGTCCGCGACCCCGCCGCCGCGCAGGTTTACTATACGCAATGGTGCGCCGCGCAGGAATCCACACCTGTCACCCTCGACACCGCGCCGAGGATCGCCGAGGTTGTCACGTACTACCGCGACACATACTTGCACGCCACCAACGCCGCGAAGGCGTCACACGCTGCCGCTGGCACCCATTGCGAGGCGTTTATGGAATGGTGCCGGGCGCAACGTATCGGAAACTGCCAACAGTTAAGCGCCGCCGTGTTGTCGCGCTGGTCCGCAGATCTGCAACGCACGAGGAACGCCCGCACCGCGCGCAATTACCTAACGACGATACGCACCGCGATCAACGTGGCGATAAACGCGGGTATCTTGGAGTCTAACCCGATTCGGGGTAAATGGGTGCTGCCCAAAGTCGAAGACGTAGAGCGCCACCCGCTTACCCTCGAAGAGTTGCGCGAGGTAATGCGGATCTTTGAAGACGTGCCTATCGTGCTGTGGATCTGTCTTACAGGCAATCGCCCATCCGATGCCCGTACACTACGGTTTCGCGATGTCGATCTAGAGTCGCGCACGGTGGATCGTCTGTCTATCAAGGCGCGCGCGTTGCGTAATTACGAGATAAGTCACCGCGCCGCAAGGGTAATAGAGACACAGGCCCACCGCCCACACGCCGCCGAAGATGTCGTCTTCCTGTCATCCACCGGGCACCCATGGAGTGCGGATGGACTGTTAAACAGTTTCAAGGCTCGACTTCGCGCCGTGGAATACCCGCGCGCCTTAAACCTGCGCGATCTGCGTCACTCCTTCGGTACAATCCTGGCGGGCGAGATGGGCGTACCACTTCCCGAGCTACAGATCCTGATGGGGCACACTGACATTAAAACGACGATGCAGTATATTCGCCCCACTGGCGCGCGTGAATACCTCACCGCCTGGGATAGCGCGTTACCCGAAGAGTAGCTCCGATCATGGGCACCCGTGGGCACCGCTACGCAGATCGCCCTGTAAACACAAGCCCAAATACGCCCGCCGAAGTGTCCCTCTCTCTCCGCCATAAATAACTAACCCGTTGATACTAAACGACTTACGTTTAACGTCAACGGGTTTTATTGTGTCTATTCGTAGTGTTTCGCCCTGGTAGTGCCCACGATGGGCACCACGTATGGGCACCGATTCGGCGGGCAATCGGGTAGATTGGGCACCGGGGTTGACACAGTGCCATACATCGTGTATAGTAAGGGCACAGTTGAGACGCAATCAACGCCCACCGGGCAGGAGATAATACGATGGAATTCCTAGCGCATGACTTCGGATTAAAAAACAACGAGCCGCGCCGCGATAACAGAATGTGGGTCGGGACTATAGTATATAAGTGTAACCACATTACACCCTTCGCGCGCCCTATCGCCGATATGAACGGCGGCGACGGCGTGACAATTGGGAAGATGCGCAAGATCATCCGCACCGAGCGCGGTATGTGCTGCCCTGAGTGCCGCAAATGACGCCCGCCACACTACGCGCGAAACGCGAGGCCCTACAGCTTACCCAGGAGCAATTGGGCGAGGCGTTAGGGCTAACCGCCACCTCGGTTTATAGGATGGAATCTGGCCGCCAAGCGATCACGCCACAGACTAAGAATATGATCGCCCTACTCGTCTACCGACGCGATCAACCAGTCTAAATACTGGCGCGCTTTCCTCAAGTCTTCCACGCGGGTGCCCTTATAGGGTGCCCGCGTGACGTATTTTATAACATTGCCGGTGCAGAATCCTGCAAAGACTTCGGGGCCGAGCCCGCGTATGTAGTCTATAGGCTCGATCTCGGCTTGCTGATAATGCGGGGTGTCTGGTTTATCCATTGATCGCCCTGTCGCTGCTCGCGTTAGTTCCTGGTCTAGCGCCTTATCTATTTCCGCCTTGCTCTTCGCGTATTGTTTGCGCCGCGCCTCGTATTCGGGGGTGCCTACGTCATACATTCGCGCGCCCTCGGATCCAGGTAAGGTAATCGGCTGCAAGCTCTGGATCGTCGAATACCTGGACAATATTGCACTCCATGGCGGCATGTGGATTGATTACGGTGACGGCACAGGGGGAGAACGCGTGATCGGCTAGCCCTAACTGCTCGGCGTATTTGTCGTGAACCTTGTAGGCGGCGATCTGGATACAATGCGAAATCACGCCCCCATCTATCCCGAGGGTAGGATCTTTACTCTTCACTTTATTATAGGCACTAACGTGGGTGTGCCCGTTAATCAAGATATGATCCGCGATCCCCATCTGCGCCGCCTTCGCTACGCCATGCGCCGGGTTCCATTGGCTGTTGCCCTTGAAGTTATGCGCCGCACTGATCCGCACCTCGCGCCGGTTCGGAAACTTAAGGCGCAACCGTAGCCCGTGCGCCTGCATCACGCCGGGGTTGTCGCGCAAGATCCAGTCTAGCGGATCGCTCGCTCCGCTCCAGGCGTCATGATTGCCCTTGATCAAGTATAGCCAATCGACGGAGCGTAAGAAGTGCTCCGCTATGCGCCACCCGTCCGCCTCGCTTGTAGACTGCTCGGAATATATCCGCTTAAGCCCGCCCACCCAGTTGTTGGTAATGTCGCCAATGTTAGCGCCAAACATGCCTGGAGTATCCCGCACTATAGCGGCGTGGGCGAAGAGTGTCTCTAGATCGGTCCCGTCGTCGTCCACATGCGGATCACCGAAGTGCAAAACCCCTATGGGGGCGTCGTCGCGGATCTTAACGTCGATCATGCGTTGCGCCGTCTTCGCCGCGTGTAATTTGCCGTATCGCTCGATCCGGTGCTGGATTAGATCGGCAACGTCCAGGTGCTTAGACGGCGGGCGTTCCTCTATCTCGAAGCCCGTGGCGAGTCTACGCCGTACCGTCTGGCGGGAGCAACCGAGGATCGCCGCCGCCGCCGTCAAACTCCCTCCCTGTTCCACCGCTGCGTTGCAATCCTCGGTTGTGATGTCCGTCATAGTCTATCGCCCGTCCTTTGTTGCTTTGGGGTCTTGTATGGCGATCTCTACGCCGTTGCTATGAAGACTGCGTTCTAATGCGAACGCCCAGCGCCTCATGTCCTCAATAGTCCACGGATCGCCTTGCCCGAAAATAATGGGCGCGCGTTTCTCTAACTCGTCTTCGATGGAGCGTAGCCGGTAATCTGTAGCTTGCTCCTTGATCTCGCTCGCCGCTATTAGTTCGATCCGAAACTCTTTGATCTCGGATTCTAACTGATTCATCTTTAGTAGCCCCGCCACCCCGACGCCCACTACTGAGGTGATGATCGTAACCAGTACACCCACCGCCCCCAATAACACGCGCACCGTGATCCCGGTGTCTGTACTAATTCGGTTGACAGTGTTAGTTGGTGACACCGCGCCGCCGATCTATCTCCCGCTGTATCTCTTCCCATAGCCGCCGCGCTTCGCGTTCCATCTGGGCGCGTTCCTCTGCCGCCCGTACGTCGTCAACGGCATCATTCGCCCGCCGTCGATCTAGCTCGCTCTGTACTATCCGGTGTAGTTCCATAAGCACCACGGGATCAACGCGGCGTATGCGCTCACCGTTGCCGCCCTCTGTCGTGATACAACCGGATAATATAGCGCCTTGTGCCGCAAGACACACGAACACGATCCACATATAGCCGCTCGCGTTTTTAAACGGATCGCCGGGACCCCCGCGACGCCCGCCGTTTTTCCGCACGTTGTCATACGCCCGAAGCCCCGCGAGTAAGATCGCTATCGCTGTACCTGGGATCGCCGCCTCGGATAGCGGGATATCAATCGTCGAAACGCCCGCCCCGAAAGCGCCGATAAACGTGATCCCCGTAACCAGTGCTTTCTGAATTGTTTTCTTCCATTTGAATTTCGTATTCATAGTCTGTCGCTCCCATTCTGCCTATTAGCCACCCTAGCGCCATTACCGCCACCAATAACAACAACTCAATAAATATCCCGCGCGCCATCTTCATATAGGCACGTTCGCAAACATGCCCCGCGCTAAGTCTTCGCCACTTGGCCCGCTAGGCGATGGGGTATAACTAACGTTGATCCATATTGCCTCGACGCGTATGTAGTCTGATCCGCGATCCTCGTCTTCAGCTTGGAACGCCACGCCAAAGCTAGATGCTGTAACGTCTGCGGGTGTCCAAGTAAGGCCCCATAAATCCGCAGGGCTTCCAAAGTCTACAGTCTGGTTACTGCTCGGGATTGTTGCTCCTGTGCTTTTATTGCTACCCGTTACGGTGCCGCCCTTAATTAATCGGACGTTTGTTTGTGCGAACGCCGCCCCCTCAGATTTCCAGCGGATGCGCGCCTCAATACCGTCTATAGTTCCGGTCGGGTCGGTCCCGAAGGCGAAGTCAACGACCTTTAGCCGATCCGACTCCTCGCGCCCACCGCTTGTTGCTTCCGCATAACTAGTGTTATCCGTTTGCACGTTGACGGCGTTAGACCAGGCGAAATCTGCGCCGCCGTTAGTCGTTGCCGTTGATCCTAGTGTCCAACCTGTCTCTGCCATAGCGCCCCCTTAGTGCGTTGCGTGGCTGAGTAGCTGCCACTTAGACGCCTTGTATATCCACGCGTACCGATCAATGTCGCCGCTCGTGGTGCTAACTGCTGGTATCGTGTCGCTGAACGTGTCGCCCGCTACAAAGTCGGCGTGCCATGCGAGGGTGTAAGGCCCGGTTGCCTGCGTGATTTCATATAGTATACGCTGCCCGTCGAAGGGAGTACCACTGGTAGCCGCTATGGTAGTGTTTTCGCTAAGTGTATGACTAAACGTCATACCGTTGTCACTATTCCACGCTGCCGCGTTCGCGCTCGATGTAACACCTACGGGCGTCATCAATAGCGTCATTAATTGCAGGAGTGTAAGATCGGTTGCATCCCCGGTGCCTGCGCCCGCTGCGCGCCCCTTGATCGTGCCCTGCGTCATGTGGGCTAACTTGGCGTTAGTCGCCGCCTCGTCTGCAATGTTAGCCGTCGGGAGTGTCCCGGTAACGTCTGCGGCGAGGTCTACTTGTCCGCGCACAATGTCTTGTCCCGACAGCGTGATGTAGTTCGGGGTGCCCGACATAGTGATCGCGTCGTGGGTGCCACTCTCTAGCGAATCCAGGTTAACCGCCTGCGTCACGGTTATATGTCCTAGCTTGGTTTCTTCCGCCGCCGTCTTGTAAAGATTCGCCGATCCCTCGGTTAGACTGTCCGTATTCGCGGGTATATCGGCGCTATAGGCCACGGTGCCGGTTCCCGCCTGGAACGTCGCAACGGTTGTGCCCGCCGTGGCGTCCGCCTTTAGCGTCGTTGTCCCCGACGTGCTACCGTTTAGGATTAGGGTGCTATCGTCGAAGGATTTAGCGCCCGTGTTAGTCTGTACCGAGGCTAACACCATGTCGCCCGATCCGCTTGGGGCGCTCCATGTACCGTCACCGCGTAGGTATGTCGTACCGTCCGCCGTGCCCGTCGCGCTATGGTGCGCCGTATCTACCGCACCCGCGGCGAGGGTAAGCACCGTTGTGCCTGTTACGTCGCCCGTGTGTGTCGCGTTGCCCGTCTTCGCCGTGTTGGTGGCGATGTCCGCAAGATCAACATTGGTGTCTGGCATCGTGATCGTTCGCGTGGTGCCCGTGGTGATCCCGCTCGCCTGGAACGCGATCTCCTTCGTGGCGTCGCCGTCGTCCTGGATACGGAAAACGTCATCGGCGAATTCAACCGCGCCCGTTGCGTCGCCTAGCGTGGTATCGGTGCCCGCGTCGTCGGTGAATATGAGGGTTGCGGGCGTCGTAGACTTTACCCAGATTTGCCCCTTACCCGCCGCAGGTGTCGCCGCGTGATCGGCGCGCTCGTCTATAATTATATCGCCGTCCAGCGATACATTACCCGTTACATTCGTGTCTGTGAATTCGTTTGCCATGTCTTATTCCTGTGTGATCGCCCGTGTGGCGGTGAATACGCCGCTGCTATCTACCTTAATGATCGGCGTCCATCGCCCGGTTACGCCGTGGAATATCTGAATATAGGTTGCGGTGCTGGTCGTGTGCGTAGGCCCGATCACCGGTAGATCTATAGCCACTTCGGAAAATACGAACGTCGCCGCCTCGATGGTGCCGCCTGATAGGTCCACCTTCGCGCGCCGGGTGCCGTTTACGTTGATATAAAATTCCGTACCGCTTACAACTTCGATAGGTGTATTTGTCCCGCTCGCGCTGTGCGCCACGTTAGCGAAATCGATCCCCGTCCAGAGGTCCGCACCGCTACCGAGCCGCCCCCGTAATGCCGTAGACGTACCAAATAGCTCCGTATCTCCTGCCTGCGTCCGTAGGCCCACGGTGTTGGTCGGATCGTTGTAGTATGTCGCCTTGTCTAGCGTGGGCCGCTTCACCCGCTTATGGGTGCCCCCCGTAACGCCCATCCAGTTAGCCGCGATAGGATCTTGCGTATCGACGGTGAGTGTTGACACGGTTGATCCGGTGCTTTCGTCGGCGAGGTCGCTACTGTACGCCCGCGCGATCACCTTGACTACGGTGTCGTAGTCGTAGGGTCCAATCGTGACGCGGTTCGTGAGGCTAGAATGTGCAAGCCCGATGATCTGCATACTGGTATCGGCGGGCGTATCGGTTGCCGGGTCTGGTGTAGTGCCGTCCGTCGTGATATACAGCCGCCATGTGTCCGCCGGTGTCGCGTCTTCCGCGCCGGGGTAGGTTAATACCAGATCGCACTCGCCGCCCGGTTGCGCCGTGAATGAATCCACAGTAGGATCGGTTATAGCGTCGGTTTCGTCCGCACCGCCCGCGCCGATTTCCCGCACCTCGCACAGGGTGTTGAAGGATTCGAGATTAAACTGATTCCGCCGCCTTACTGCGTAGTGGTGCGTATTGCTGGTGCTAAGTGCATAGGTAAACGGCAAACTCGCCGAGGTCGCCGCCGCTGTGGCGAAGTTAGGATCCGCGCCCGTCGCTGCGTGTATCTCATAGCGCGCTAACGTCGCATCACCGATCCGGTAGTTCCCAACCAATGGATCGCTGTAGTTCGTGCCGCTGTAGGTATACGCGCAGGTGATCGTAGTTGTCGCTTCGTCATTCACTGCCGTTGCCGCGCCGATGGTGCGGTGTATCCATAGCGCGCGGGATTCGCCCGGCTCCAGGGTTGCCACCGCCGCACTAGTCGCCCATGATAAGCCGGTAGGTGCCGTCGTGTCGTCTGCTATGGTCTGCACCGTGCCGCCGCTCGGAGCCTCTAACGCTACCAGGATCGGCGATGCCGTAGTAATCGAAATGCTTGTAATGTCCTCGCTGCTGTGGTTGTGCAGGTAGATCACCGCGTAGTGATTGGATGCCGTCTGCGTTGCGTTGTCCATCCCAATAGCGCCATTCATTGGAGCGACTAGATCCAGCGTCATCGTGCCGCCAAGATCATCGGCGCTGTATACGCTGTCCCGGTATACCCGCGCCGCCTTCGTCGCGGTGCCACTCTCTAATAGCGCGCTCGTATTCGCCGCCACCGTTACCGCTGCGCCCCATGTGTCGCCGGGTGCCTTGAAGCGAAGCGCCGTTGTACTCGTAGCTTCAATAGTTGCCGCGCCTTCACCGCATGAGGGCGTGACGTGCTGCACGACCACAGGCCCAATCGGCGCGGATATGATTGGTTCCAGCGGGTTAATACCTATATCGGAACGCCCGCCGCCTAGATGGGGCGTAGTCGCTTGGTAGTAGCCTAGCGCGTCGCTGTTGGTGTAGGAAGTCGCCATCTATGCCGCGCTCACAGTAAGATCACCCGTGCCTGCATCGTAGCTAAACGACACGGCGGGCGGTTCGGGGTTGCGTACTATGTAGCTCGTGAATGCTACCGGCTCGCCCTCGTACTTACGGGAATCCACGGGCACCACGCGCCATTGCGGCGATGTAGCGTCATCCTGCGCCACGGTTAGGAATGAGTAATAGCCCGCGCCGCTTTCCTTCGCGATCTGCTGCGTCACCCATTCGCCGCCTGTGTATAGCTGGATCTTGTATACGTCTGTGCCCGCTTGCCCGCGCCACTGTAGGCGCAGCTTGGGTGAGTACTTCACGCTATCCGGTAGCCCGCTGTCTGTCGCGTCCCGAACTTCGATTGCGTAGGGCACACTTACCCCTGGATACTGGATCACCGTCGTCGTATCGCTCGTCTGATCAAGGTATAGATCGCCGTTGACATACACGTCATAGGGTGCCGTGCCGCTCCAGGTGTAACGCGTCGAATATGCACCAACGGTGTCTGCCGTGGGGACTAAACTCATACGCCCGCCCTCAATGCCGGGGCGATGAGTCGCTGGAAATCAGACATATACTTCGCCGGTGTCCCCTTGCCAAGGTAGGTGTTATAGTTCTTTTTCCAGTAGAGCGCCCGATCTGCGTCGTTGCATGGGATTGCGCCGGGTTGCCGTAGGTAGTGAACGCGCGCCATGATCACCGCGAAACGATCCCACCCCGCGCACAACTTACACAACCCGAAGTTACCTACACTCAAGATCGCGCGGAAATCGCCCTGCTCCTGGTGCAGGAACGCCGCCGCCCGTGCTAATACGTCGGGGTGCCCGATCAGGTAACGCACGTTATCCCCCATCGGGAGTGATTCAGTCTGCCATAGTCCCCACGCGCCGCCGGGGTCGCTGATGGTGTAGCCTAGTTGCCTACGGTATTTTAGGTTTGATTCCGTTGCCGCCGTACCTGCTAACAGGAGCGCCACGCTTGCCGCGTATAGCCTCGAAGGATGGGCCGCGTATACATTGTGCGCCGCGTCGTGACATAACTCTATGATCCGCCGTGCTTCGATCATGCTGTGCCCCTTATGCTTGATCGGTTAATATGGGCGATATGTCCATATCAATCTCAACTGTGCCTGAAATCTGAAACTCTGAAACGCCGTTGCCTGCGAACGGTACGCTACTCTCTAGCACGTCGAATCCATACGCCACGCCCGCCGCCGTTGTCGTGTTACAGTCTGGTTGCTCCATCTCAATAGTAATAACCTGATCGGTGCCCTGTGGCGATGTCCCGGTAGAATGTCCTACCGCCGAGGTAATGGTGAGATCTATGTCTTTGTTACACTCGTTTTTCGCGTCCACGTAATAGCGCCCACCCGTAACGTCGATCCCGTTGTCGTAAACCGTGCAGTCTATCGTCTGGCTCTTCGTTTGCTGCGTCCGTGTACCGTAGAAGGTTCCGAAGGTTTGCCCTGATACGTAGCGCACGGTTCGCGCGTCGGCGAGGTCCGATCCCGATCCTTGGCCCGTCATCGCGCCCCATGCTAGATCGCGGGTGATTCCTGTGCCGTGGAATCGTTCATAAGCCCCGCCGCCTGATAGGAATGTAGGATCGGTTATAGTTGCGTATAGAAGTAGATCAAGCGCGTCCTGCATAGCCTGCAAAAACTCTGTATCGTTCGGCTTCGTTATGTCGGTTGATAGACTTCCACCTATCGCCGCCTCTACGCTCGCCACGGTGTAGGGGGTGCCGCCTGCCGTCGTGAATTCCACCGAATCAACGGCGCTTATGAGTGACACGATCCCCGCCCGCAGGCGTCCCATGTTTGTACAATAGTGGGGCATATGCAGGTTTTGAAACTCAGAGAATGAAACATGATCGCCCTGTGTCTCGTCTGCCTTGATAAACTTCGTAGTACTAACGCGTACTGCGCTCTGTCTCTCGTTTAGTGCCCGTGCTAACTCGAAGAGTGCAACGCGATAATTCGACGGTTGCCCCGTCATGCGTAGCCCCTGATAAATTGCGTTAGTCCAGCCCATTAATTACTCACAGAAATTGATCGCGTCCCAGCCGTCTTTGTCGGGATTCACTACGCAGACCATGCCCGCGTTAGCCCCCGCCGTCACGCGTCCAAGCATCGTCTCCGCCACGGTTGACGCGTCGGTTAGGCCCGCTTTGGTCGTAGCTGTTACCCAGCCCAGCCCGCCGCCACTGCCGCCACCTTTCGCGCCACGGTCGATCAATTCAATCGTGATCTGGTCCGCCGCGCGGCGTATGAAGATTCCCTTGCCCGCCTTAATGCTGCCTACGATCTTCTCGGAAACTTGCCGCAGCATCCCCGCCGTGATCGCTTGCCCCTTGCCGGGCGTCGTCAATTTCTGGGTCGGGTCGTTCATGTGTTAGGGAACAATATGTTGAAATCGCTGGTGCCGTACCAATCGAACGTCTTAATCCCGGTACCCTCTACGAGGTCTGGGGCGGGTTCCCCTGTGCGGGGGTCCGTATACCAGATCACTTCGTCCCATCCGTCTACCTTATGCTGAAACTCGAAGGTGAACGCCCATTGCTTCGTCTGTCCGTAGCCCGCCGCCATATTCTCGAAGTCGCACCGCGTACACATCCAGTACCCCGGCTCACTACCCGCCCAGTAGGTGTTATTGTAGGTGCCTACGTAACCCCGGCTAACCGCGTCGGGGTAATCTACATTTAAGGTGCCGGTTGCCGTGAGTGTCGTGGACGGGATTAAAACGCTAGCATTCGCGCCCTGTACGAATGTCTGATCGGCGTAGTCGCTATCTGGGTCTGTATCAGGCCATGTATGCGAGCATGACAACTGATTGCCGTATATGTCTTTCTGGGTGACGGTCTGGCCTAATGACGTACCGCCGCTGAATATAAACGTAGACTTAGAGCGTGCGACAGGTATATAGGAACATGTAACGATAGCCTGCGTGTTGCTATCCGGTGCCATGCGCGCCTTACGCCCGACGCAAATCAGGTTCGTATTTCCTGGTGCTGCGTCACCTGCCACAGGAAGGCCCGACGTACTGAGTGCGACGGTTAACCGGCGCGTGTCGCTCGTCGCGCTACTAATGCCGGTTACTAAGAACTTACGCTCCAGGGCGTCGTGTACGCCCTCTGTCTCGTTAAGCTCGATTTCTTCGGCTTTGATGTCTGTAACGCTAACGGTTGCCATAGTCTACCCCGCCACCGCTACCGGTGCGCCGTTCGTGTTGTTTGCTATCTGCCGCAAGTAATTGGTCTGCTGCGATTGCTGATCGCGCGCCTGGAACGTTGGCCCGTTAAACGCCGTCAACGCCGCGCTACCACTGCCCGCCTTTGTCGTGGCGTTCGCGTGAATTGCGCCTTGTTTCTTAACTTCCTCAGTTATTAATTTTTCGTCATCAAGTCGCCGTTTGCCGCTATCCTCTGCGGCGCGATCTTTCATCACAAATGCTTTGAATCTATCGCCTAATCTGCCCTTCTCTTCGCGCTTTCTCTGAATCTTATCTATAGCCGCCTGCGCTGCGTCCGCGTCTTGTTGGAATTCTTTACGTATCCGATCAGGGTTTATCGACTCATCCTGGAAACCGCCCCGCTCATCCAGTAGCCGCTTAAACTCTGCGCGCCGGTGTTCTGGGATACCTGCGAGCCGCTTATCTTCGCGCGCCTTCTTCGCTATCGCCTTGTCTTTATCAGTCGCTAAAAAGTCTACAATCCCGCCCGCCGTCTTCGCTTTCTTCGCTTGTTGCTCTGCTAGAAACTTTCGGATCTTGTGGTAAGTTATCAATATATCTTCAAGTTTATTTAGGAATGTTCCAGCTTTGTTTGTTGCGAAGGAAAACGCCTTATCTACCGCTTCCCCGACGCCACCTATTGCCTCAATCCACTTGAAGAACTTATCGCTTAATTCATTAACAATGGGCGCGATCTTCGCTATGCTCTGCGTAAATGTGCCACTGATAACCTTTCCAAGGTCGGAAAATTTATCATTCATCGCCTCCACTGGCCCCGATTGCGCCGCCGTGAGACTTAGCCCGAAGAGTTTAGCCTGTCGCGTGGCGTCTGCTATCGCCTTCGCGCCGCCTTTAAACAATAACGTCAACGCCCCGCCGCCTTTGCCAAAGATTTCACGCGAGGCCGCGATCCTGTCACCCACGTCACCGATCCCCGCTATACCGTCGGCGATCTTCTGTAGTCGCTTTTCGGGGGAGAGGCGCGCCAACTCTTCGCCCGTGGTGCCTACCGCCTTCAACGCGTCAACCGCTACCGGGTCGCCCGCCTTCGCGTCGCTGATGGTCTCTAGCATCTTCTCTAGGCCCTTGTCTAGCTCTGATACTTCTACGCCCGCGTGGCCCGCCGCGATCCGTAGTCCTGCAAGGGTCCCCGTTGCGCCACTATTCCCCAACAATTTACGCGAGGATTTAGCGAGGTTGTCTACGCCGTCCGCCGCTTTCTTTAACCCGAAGAGTAGCCCGCCCGCGAGTAATGCGCTAAACGCCGCCGCCCGCCTAAACATAGATTGCATAGATGACGCGACACTAGCCCCGAATGCCCGCATACGCTTGCGGAACTTATAGGTACGTCGCTGCGCCTTATTCATCGCTTGCATAAACCGCGAGGCGTTAGCGGTTAGCATTACGTTTAATTTACCTACGTTAGCCACTGAATTGTGCCCCTGTGCTTGCTAGTAAAATCGCTTGCATTTCTGCCACTGTCTGCGGTTCCTTCGGGGTGAAATCTGGCATAAAATCCGAAGACTTTAACGCCTTCGCGGTGCCGCGCTGCATGTTATAGACGGTACTCGCAACGATGCCCGCCCGAAGATCGGCGCGTTTCTCGCCCCACGGATCAAGCTCATAGAACGCGATCCAGTTCATTAGCTCGCGGGCGGTGATCGTCGCTTTCAACTCTTCAACGGTGCGCCCTAGATGCGGCGCTAGTAAAAACATAAACCGCCATAACGGGCGGCTAGTTAGTTTTTTTCCAGATCCTCGGATTCGTCCAGGGCGTTAAACAGTTGCCCCGCATCGTATATCCGATCTATAGCCTTCGCGCCCATTGCGGACACCTTGGAGACTTCCGAATCTTTGAAGAGTCGCGCGCCTTCTTCGTCGCTCAGAAACGCCGCTACCCAGTTCGCGCGGATCTTGGTTTCGTCGGCCTTACTGTCTAGCGCGTTCTGTGTCATCACTTGAAGGCGATCATATTCGCCCGCCGTAATTTCGCGGATCATCACCTCGCCGCCCCATTCAGGAACGGCGAGGGTCTGAACGTCGCGCGCTACCCCAATCTCTAATATCTCGTCGCGGGTTAAGATCATCCGAGGGTTATATCCCCAGAAACCTTAATGGTGATCGATGCCGTCATACGCTCGTTGATTTCTGCGCCCGCGTCGAAGCCTGTGACGATCCCAGAGAAGGCCCAAGTATTACCCGCCCCTGCCCAATTTATTGACACCGCTTCCGCGTCGCCTGTTAAAAGTGCCGGTATAGCTTGATTGCCCAGGAACGCGATCTCTGCGGAAACTTCGCCGTTATCCTGAATATCTGCCCCGACAAAGGTTTTTGCGGTAGTTGTCCCCATGTGGGAGGTTTCGATAACATCACGCGCCGCGCCGCTTGCGCTGATGCTTAAAATGTCGGCGGTAAAACCGCCGCCGAATGAAATCGTTGATCCTGTGCCCTGATCTGCTGCCATGTCTGTATGTCCTTTTGTTACCGGTTGCAGCCGGTGTGATTAGCTGTTCTGATATGCTACAAAGTAGGTTTGCATTATTTGATAAACGGCGCGCCCTGTGCCGTCCTGCTGCGCTAACATCTGATCTTGCTGGGATTCAAGGTGTAGGGTGTCGAACGTGATCGAATCTGCACCGATAGTCACCGTCATACGCCCGCCGTCTAGGAGCGCTTCTACGTCCTCGCCCATTGTGTAGAGCGTAGTCGGGTTGTCCCCGTACCAAGTGAACGTCGCGCGCGCGTATTTGAGCGTACTAACGCCGCCCATGTGGTGGTGGGGCGTAGTGGCGTCGCGCTCGAAGACGCCTAGCGGGTAGTCTGCGCCCTGCGGGGCCGCCCCTGGATATACGCGGGTTCCTAACGTCGCGCCTAGCGTGGCGTCGTCTACGATGAGTTTACGTATTGCTGTTTCTGGCCTAAGCGCCGCCATGTTTCCTCAATTCTTCGCGCACCACTTGGGCGTAGGTGCTGATCGCCTTCGTTTCGTTTTGCTCTAATGCCGGTTCCATGAACGGTTGCGCGGGTGATCCTGGGTGTTGTACCTGTACCTTCCGCCCTGGTAGGTGCGTGACATGGGGCGCGGTGCCGCCCTCGATTAGGTGCGCTGTGTGGTAAGGGACGTGTTTTCGTATCGACGTTTTACCCGTCACAGGGTTTATTACCGTCTTGACGCCCGTTACCTTCGCATCGGTGCGAACGCCTACCGCTGCGATCTCTATCGCCCCGCGCTGGTAGCTCTTACGCTTAATTCCTAGCGCCTTCGCCACCGTCTTCGATATGGGCCGCACCTTGGCGCGCGCTGTCTGTATCACGGGGCGTACCGCCTTAGCCATGCCCTTCTTTAGAATCCGCTTGCCGGTCTTCTTTTCCAGGCGCTCGAATTCTTTGATCAACTCTTCATCACCGAAGACGAAATCACGCCCACCAACTACACCGGATCGCCGCGTCGATGTTCTTAGGCGTCGCGGGTGCGCTCGGTTGATACTCATAACGCCTCTTCGCACTTGAGGATCATATTGATGTTTCGCTCGTGCGGGTTTATGATCTCTTTGATATAGAGATACCGCGCGCCGTACTTGATCCGCATATCAACCGTCACTGTTGACAGGTGCCGGATCTCTACGTCGTGCACCCGTGCCGCGTCGGGTACTGCCCCTTGCCACCCCTCACGCCCGCCCGTGGGTGATATACGCGCCTGGACCGTGGCGTGTGTACTCCACGACTCAAAGGGGAATCCACTAGCGTCCTGTGATTCGGTCTTGGATTGGATTACAACCCTATGGCGAAGTGAGCCTGCTCTCATATACGTTAAACTCTCCCCTAAACATAGTTAACCCGTCGATCCGCCGTATACCCACCGGAAGCTCCACGGGCGATGCGCCCATTACTACCGCTTCCCGTGCTTCGTACCAGTGCGCCACCTTCAACCGGATGCCGTGCCGTATCAGTTCCGGTATATCGCTCGCGTCGTCGCCGTAGCCCGCGACATAGACGATAGTGATCGCGTCGTTGTCGCTGCGCGCCGTGGGCCAAGACGCCCCATAATTGAGATACACGCGCCCCGGTTCGTTCTTCGGGTTGACGGTGTAATTACTCGTGCTGAATGTCTGCGTATTGCCGTTCGTGTCCACGTACTGTATGCTCGTGACGCTCTGTAGCGGCGGGCGCGGTAAGTCGATGTAGTCACTAGCAGGAAAGCGATCCAGCGTCAACGTGTACGTAGTCGTGATCAACGTCCGCCACGTTAGGCGCTCCGTATCGACGCGCGCCGCCAGGATCAACGCGTCAATGTACGTGTCGTCATCGGAGTGATCGACGCGTAGATGCGTCTTCGCCTCGGCGGTTGTTAGTGGCTCGGTTGTTGCCGCTGTTGTGACACTAACTGGCATTCTTATTGCTCAATGTCGGTGTTTTCGCCTTCGGGCGCGCCTTCGGTTTCGGCTTCGGTGCCGGTGTCGCCGCAGCGATCCACTTCTCGGCGAGGGCGATAGCGATCAGATCTTCGCACTCGATCTGCACGGTTTCGCCCTTCACGAAATCGCGAACATGAATACCACGCGCCGCGCCTTTAAAGTCTTTTAGTACTTTGTACTGTGTCATGAAATCCCCTAATCGCGGGCGTGACACATGCCACGCCCGCGAGGGTTAATTGGGGTTTACCGCCTTAGCTAGCAGGGCGGAAGCTGGGCGCGCCTTTGATAACCGCGACGCTTGCCGGGTTGCCATTGGTCAACGTGCCCGTAGGCGTGATCGTTACCTTGATGAAACGTTCGCCGCCGATATACGCCAACTGATAGATCGCATCATCTTCGGCGGCATCGTCAACCGTGACAACTACACCACTTGCAGCCGTAGCGCCTACGATCTCGGTGCTGTCTACGTTGCTGTAGCTGCCCGCGCTGCCGGTGCCATCGTCGGCGGCGTGTTCAAGTTTCAGGGTGAAGTAGTTAGATCCGCTAAGGGTGTCGCCCCCATTGGCCCCGATGGCGAAGGAAATCAGAGCGCCGTCGAATCCCTGAAGATCCACATCACTCGATGCCACCGCACCGCCGCCACTCGTGACGGTCTGCGGGGTGATAGCGTTAACCGCCACCAATTTGCTGTCCATGTCTGTCATTGTATATATCTCCGGTGGGGCGAGGTTTCCCCCGCCCCGTGTTGGGTTTAAACTTAGCTAGAGGCGAACTTCATGACCTTAATCGCGTCATGGTTCGTAACGTCGCCGCCTACGCGGGAGGTCACGAACAACGTGATATACCCGCGATTGGTGAACGGATCGCGCAGGACAGTAACGCCCTGGCGGTCCACAACGGTGTATCCGCTCATGAAATTACCGAAGGCAACCGAGAGCGAGTTAGCCGCGACGGCGGGCATGTCTTCCGCCTCTACGATGCCGTACCCAAGGAGGGTAGACGGTTCGCCCGCCGCGAGGCCGGGTTGCCAAATGGTATTCCCGTCGCCGTCGATGAACTTCATCACGTCCGCGACGCGATCCTTACTCATCATCCACTTAGCGCCCGCACGGTATGCAGCTTTCAAGCTGTACGCACAGGTGATCAGGGCAAGGTGAGGGTTAGTCGATCCCCAAGCGCCCGCCGCCCCCGTAGCCGTATACTCGATCTGCTCGGTTGTGGGCGAAGTTGCGGCGGTGTAGTCCAGGAATCCACGCGGGCGATCTACGCCGTTGCCGGTGATAAACGCGGTGTTCTGCGCTACCGTCTGCTGTTCGGCGATGTCCGCGTTGAGCCAACCTTCAACGTCGAAGGCGGCGTCATCGAGCATCTTCGTAGTAGCCAACGCCTGCGCGTACTGCTCGTGCGTTTCGATCCGCTTCAAGCCAACCGTGGGGGTGCTGGTGTCGCTGGTGCTTTCCAACTCGGTACGCCATGCCGTCGAGGATACGCCGGTTTTGCGCGCCACTTCGTAGGCACTCGTAGACACGTTAACGACGCGGGCACACTGCCGCATGGGCGAGGTTTCCGTAACAAGATCAATGATGTCGGGATCCTGCGTCACGCTGTAAAACACGCCGCCATCACCGTCGTTAGACAAGTTAAGGCTTTTAACCTGGGGGGCGTTGATCTCTTCAAGCGCCGCGCCGTCACCCTTACGGATATACAACTCGCGGGCCGCCTTCAACTTGTCGGCGTTGATCGATTTCCCGCTAAACGTCGGGGCGTTGATCTGCTCTTCCAGGTCGGCGATCTGCTCCTGTGCAGCCTTGGCGCTGGCTTCGGCGCTGTCCTTCGCGGTGCTAAGATCGGCGAGACTAGCCGCCATCTTGTCTACCTTCTCACCAAGGAGGGGATCGGCGTCGCCCTTCTTCTCGATCTGGTCCAGGCGTTCGGCGTTAGCCTTCTTGAATTCGGCAAACTCCGATCCCAGTTTTGAAATTACGTCGCTTATCTCGCTCATTATTAAAGTCCTTTTACCTCTTGCAGGAGGTTTTCTAGTTCGGTTAATGTTTCTTTACTTACTGCCGTATCCCCGCCCGCGTCACGCTGCGCCAATACGTTGTAGCCCTCGGCCAACAGAGCCTTAGACTGTTTATTGCTTAGCCCTGCGTCGCGTAGGGTTTTTTCTAATTCTCGTTTGGTGGGTATACGCCCATTCTTTACGGAGGTGAGACGCGCTTCGGTGTTCGCTGGAAATGGCACCAATGAGACTTCCCACAGATCGATCTCTTTGATCCGGTTCGCGCCCGCTTTCTCGTCCCATTCCTGGCCGCCATCGGGTATCGTAAATCCGATGCTAAGCCCGTCGAGCGCCCCGCCCTTAGCAAGCTCGTATTGCTCGCGCCCTTCCTGCGTATTAAGCAGGTAATGCCCCTTTAGCCACAGCCCGTGATCGTCCTCGCGGATTTCGTCCCATACACCACATAGCCGCGTCATATCGTGAAACGCGAGCATCTTGGGCATTGCGCCGCGTTCCTGGTGCGCCTCGATGGTGTTGGTATATGCCCCTTTATCCACGATGTCGTAGTGATCGTCCAGTACGCCGAAGACTGATCCGTATCCCTCAACGGTGCCAGTATCATCATCGTGCGCCTTTACCTGGAACCCGGTATTACATTTCCTCATTCTGATCCCCTCCTGCGCCCGCCATATTGAGCGGTTGCAAGTAAACCTCGCCGCCGTCATACGGTGGGTAGTCTTCGCGGGCGCGTACTTCGTTGGGCGAGTGTATGCCATTTTGAATCGCCGTCGAATACGCCGCCATACGCGTGGCAAGATCGCCCCGTACAAGGGCGTCCAGGTTAAATTTGATGTATACCCGCCCGCGATCCTTTTCTGGCACTACGTAGCGGTTGATCGCGCTCTCTACGCGTTTTGCAAGCGGTGCCATAGCATGCATATTGAACTCTAGAGACTGGTGTTCTATGTTGCTGAACGTCGCGTTATCCAGATCCCCGATCATGTGGGGGGGGACGCGGTAGATGCCCGCGATCTCGCTGCGCTGGTATTTCCGCGTGGCAAGGAACTGGACGTCCTCGTTCGTCATTGATATAGGCGTAAACTCTGCGCCCATCTCCAGGATCGCGGTTTTCCCGCTGTTCTCGCCGCTATAGTTCTCGTTCCACTGCCGGGCTAACCGTTCGTAGTCGGAGTCTTCCAGGGCGTGGGGAATCTTCACCGCACCCGAAGGGCGGGCACCTTGCCGGAAGGTGTTCGCCCCGTGCCGTTCCGCCGCGAGTCCCAGCCCTATAGCCTCGCGCGCCTGCCTGATCGGTGATAGGCCCGTGACGCCGTCGCGTGACATCAACTTAATATGCAGGATCTGATCGCTGGTTAGAACGTCACCCCCTGGAACGCTAAGCCCTGGCACCGTGTATACGATCCGCTGCGCCGTGGCATCCCATTCCGCCGTCACGTCTTTAGCCGGTAGGGGAAGAAACGATGTAACCTCCCCGCGCCGCCGCTGCATAACCGCGTAATAGTTGCCGCCCATATCAAGATCAAGGCAAATCTTCTCGAGAAACTCGAACGGCGTCTGGTGCCCCGATGGGCGATTACGGAATAACTCCGCGAGGTGGTGATCGCGTAGGATCGCGTTCGTGCCGTCTTCCTGCACTTCGCACACACTCACCGGTAGCTGGGCGAAGGATTCACTACGGACGCGCGCACAGGCGAAGACGGTCGCCATCTGTAGCGCGGTTGTCTCGTTAACCGCAACGCCCGCCGTTGAGCCTGCCGCCGCCAAAAATAGCGCGTCTTTTAGCTCACCGGATGACGTGATAGATTTACGCTTTAACCAATCGAACATTAAGATCTCGCGTTAAAAGATAAAAGCACCGCACGATCATGCGACGAACGTCACATATAGATCGGGCGGTGCTTTGGAAGGCGCACGGGCCGGTACTGTAAAATGTAGGGGCGTCTACTTGCCCAGGATCGCCGTTAGTTCGGCGCGCGCCTTAGCTGCGCCGCGCTCATGGCGTCGGATTAATTCCTGTAGTTTACGTATATGAGCCTGTTTTGTCACAAGGTATTATCTCACGGATCCGCGTAATCGGGGGTATACCCCGGATTATGTGGCTCCCATTGCTCGTGGGTGTTGAACTTGTACCCGCACCCATTACAACGGTAGTTGCGCCACGTATACGGCGCGGTATCCGACGCCACTACGTCACGCACGATCCGTGTCTCCGCTTTCTTACCGCATTCAGGGCATATCATTCACCCGCCTTATGTGGTGTTGTTTTCCATTCCAGATCGCCCGTTTTACTGTCGTAATGGGCGCAACCCTGATCTATAGCCCTGTTTATATTCTGTTCTTCCTGCGCTGATCTGGTCATTACCGCCGCGATTAGTAGACTAATCATAGCGACTAATACCAGGATCGCCGCCCATTCGGTGCCGTCACTCATAAGAACCGGATCCCCTTCCCGCTGAACGGGCGTTGCTCCTCTTCTTTCGCCTGCATCGCCATCGCCAACGCCATCACCGCTGAAACGATGCCGTCTATCTTCGCGCTGCTCTCCGCCTTGCCGGGTTTAAGGTTATCTTGGGCGTTCCTTATCAAGATTGCGTTGGACGCCTGCCACCGCATTACGTCTGAATCGCCGTGCCTGAACTCGCCACGGTTGACGAGGCGCAAGAATTCCGCCGTGGGTGCCGTCATGTTGAAGAAACTACACGCAAAGGAGGTTATATCCCAGCCGTCACCCGCGAGGTTTTGACACAACTGCGCGCCCTGGAATAGCCGGTCAACCGCTAACGCCCCGTTTGCGTACTCCGCGCCGATCTCGTTTATGTGCGCCTGGATCGTGTTGTAGTCGATCTCGTCGCCGGGTAGCACCGTGATCCACCCGTCCCGCTCCCATGCTTGATACGGGATTTGCCGCTTCCGTTCGTAGTCGCGCGCCGCCTTGCGCGGTATCCAATGCCACCATAACGCGTCGTAGCCGCCGCCCTCGCGATCATAGAGTAGGCACAGTGAACACATATCCGAAGTCGCGCCTACGTCAAGCGCCGCGCCCGCCACGTCGCGCCCCTTGTAGTCTTCCTTAACGAACGCGCCGTCATTAAGCGCCCATCTATCACTAGAGATCATACGTTCGTTGGTTTGTGTCCGTATGTTGAGATATAGCCGTTTAAACGTATTCTCATACGCGGGATCGTCCTGCGCGCGCTTACATTCGCGCTCCAGGAACTGCGTAGACACGCTTTTGCCTAGCATCGGGTTCGCTATAGCCCATGTTTCGGGGGATTTCCAGGCGTCGGGATCGTTGGTTTCGGGTGCCTGGTAGATAACAGGAAGGAAATTGGGATCGCTTACGTCGCCGTCGCGTACCTTCTTGGCGTAGGCGAGGATCGTATTGCAGGCGGATTCGCGCTCGAAATCGCTCGTTGTGGCGTAGATCATCAACGGATTTTGCCGCGCGCCCTGCGAAGTCTTCATCACGTCCAGCAATTCGCCGTTCGGGTAGGCGTGGATCTCGTCACCCAGAACCAAATGGGCGTTTAGTCCGTGTTTGGTGTTGGCGTCCGCCGTGAGTGCCCGGTAGATGCTCCCATCGGCTAGCAATTCGATGGCGCGATTCGTCTTGTATAGCTTCACCCGCTCGAGTAGCGCCGGGTTAGCCTCTACCTGCGCGTTAGCTATGTTCCGAATGATTGACGCCTGATCACGGTCCGCACCGAGGCTATAATTCTGCATTCGCGGTTCTGGGTCCACGAATAGCACCGCGTTCGCCACGGCGGCAAGGTAGGTACTCTTTGAATTCTTACGCGGTACGAAGTAGAGCGCCTCGTTATAGCGCCGGAAACCCGTGTCAACCGCGTACCACCCGAAGAGGTTGTAGGTAATCGCTAGCTCGTGCGGCTCCATGAGGTAGGGTTGGCCCGCTACCTTGCCCTCGATGTGGATTATGTGCTGTTGTATAAACTCCACATAAGGGCGCGCGCGCTCTGGATCGAACTCGTAACCCTCGGCGTCACGGTGCGGATCATACCCAGGCAGGATCGTTATTAGCTCGGCGGGTGTAATGGTGGGGTGTGTCCCGTGTGGTTGCCCGGTTGCAGCCGGTGCTATAAACCCCGCGCGGGGAACGGAGTCAAGGCGTCTCCCGCGCGGGGGGTGCGGTAACGATGGGCTACCGCTAGGAAATCTTAAGGGCGCGCCGGTGAAACGCCGATCCGACGCGCCCCGCAGGAGGTGAACACTAACGACGGGCTAGCGTTCGATCTGTCTAATCGGTGTCTGGCGGGGTTTGCGCGCCCCCTGATCCTTAGGCTTACCGGGTGTACAACGTCCGCATCTACCCAGGAGTTTTCCAGACATAATATTGTTATCCCTTGGCGAATAGCGCGACGTTCGCCGCCTTCTTCGTCTTCGGGGCTAGTTTCTCTTCTTTGGTGTCGGCCTTGATCTTGTCCAGGCGTAGCGCGTGACGGGCCGCGTATGTCATCCCGCATTCCTTCGCGTAGACTAGAAACTGTTTACGCGCTTCGTCGCGCAACTTAGCGTCGGGATTCGCGCCGGTGTAGTGTTCCTTGCTGATCGTGCTGCCGTCTTTGATTACCTTATTACGCAGGCGGCGATAGTCCGCGAGGGTGTCACACAAGACGCCGAAGGTTGCGTAGTCGGGGGCCTGTAATAGATCCTCCTGAAAGACGGCGGGGGCGAGCTCTTTCCAGATTTTGCGCCCCTCGGTTGATAGCCCCTTGATCGGTGCCGGTATGCCAATTTTGCTCATGTTGAGATCCCTTTAACGTGAGTGCTATTATAACCGATCCGCTTTTCGGTTGTGAAGTGGTAGTTTGTTTAAAGCCCCTATGGTGCCACAGAACCACGGCAAAATTTTTGTACGTA